AAAAAGAATTGATGACTGCAACACACAACTTTACCAACTCAAGTGGTAATACTTTTAAATTAGCTTTATATACCAATAGTGCTTCTTTCAACGCAGCAACTACAGCGTACACTACTTCTAACGAAGTGAGTGCGTCTGGAACGTATTCTGCGGGTGGTGGCTCTCTTACAAATGTAACACCTACAACGTCAGGAACTACAGCTTTGACTGACTTTGCAGATCTAACCTTTACGTCTGCAACAATCACGGCTCGTGGCGCATTGATCTATAACGATAGTGCATCAGGAGATCCAAGTGTGGTCGTTCTTGATTTTGGTTCTGATAAATCATCAACCTCTGGGGACTTTCAGATTGTGTTCCCAACGGCTGACGCAAGTAACGCAATCATTCGTATTGCTTAACAACTAAGTTTGGAGTGCCGCTATGGTAAAACTGGTCAATCGTGCCAAGATGACAACCGCCACTACGGGTACTGGCACAATCA